ATAGGACAACTTACTACTATTAATTGTTTCATATTATTTTGCGATAACGTGTTTTACGTAATGTTTAGGATGTTTTGGAGTTTCTAATGTAATGAATTCAAATCTATGACGAGGAGTCCACTTAGCAAAAGTTTCATCTATTCCATCAATAATATTTTTACACATCCAACGTGCAGACATCATTGATTCATCTGATGTAACCCATTCTCTTGCCCATTCTCCTATTCTTGCAAACATATCAGGAATTTCAGTCTTAGCTACATAAGCATTTTTAATCTGTTCTGCTATATCAAATGGTTCTGCTCTATCATCAAATATATAAGGTGTTGGAATTGAGCCTACAATTGATAAATTGGAAGGAAATACGGGATATGCCCACACTCCATGTTTCTTGTATTTGCCTCTATGATTAGATCCAAATTCTTCTGTGAATTTAATCCACTTACCCTCTTCATCTTCAAAACGCATTTGATCTTGCATACCACCTGTTACTGTAGCAATAATTGGTTTCCCACACATCATTGCTTCAGTTAATGATAATCCCCATCCCTCATTACTACTAATTAATGCTGTAATGTCTGTAGCATTATATAGTAGATTCATTATATTTGCTGGGTAACGACCTTGATCAAATATAACATTACACTCGTTATTTCCAAACAGCATATCTTTTACTGCATACAAATCAGTACCATTTTCGTCTATTGGTTGTGTATGAAGAACAAAAGCGCATTTTTTAGCTTTATCTTCTGGAATAGAATCAAGGAATATTTTCCAGGCCAACATTAAATCCGGAACAGATTTACGGCGAATATTTCTAGCATTATATAATAATGTAAAGTCATATTCTCTACCGCCATATAGTTGTTTTTTAAATTCTTGTAAAGCTAGGTATTCGGGGTGTTCTTTAGTAATAGGAAAGAAAATATTTTCATTAATTCCATGAGGAACATATTTAATTACTTTTTCTGCTGCTACTTCTGCACCTAATACAGAATGATTAATATTTTCTGTTTGTTTGCTAATAGCAAGTAATGCATCGCACGATTCATAGAATGACTTATTATACATTGGATAAGGCAAATCATCCCAAATGTTTAAATAAACAATAGGTATTTTCTTTCTGATTTCATGTTCCATTTGAAATAACCACACCCAATATCTTGGATCAGTAAACATCATTAATGCATCTGGTTTTTCAATTTCTAATATTTGTTTTAGAAACATTGGATCACCATAACCATGAATTGGATATAATGTAACACTAGCATCAGTAATACCAGTATTCTTATTGGTATCTTCACTTAAATCAAGACGTTTACCTTGATCAGGATGATTAATAGCTCCACCAACATTAACCCAATTGTAATGATGTGCTGTTCCTACTACAAACTCACGAGCCATAGTAGCAATACCAGATGTGAATCTGATATCATCACACATTAATAAAATTTTCTTTCTTTTTGATTTTTCAATATAACCTTCTTTCATGTAACTGTTTTAAATACTTCCTGTAAATTGTGTGTCTAATTGATTATGTAATTGTTTTCTAAATTCTTCATCTGTTAAGTATAGATACATTCCACGTTCTGTTAATTTTTGAATACTAAATTTATACTTAACACAAGCTATTTTAAAGTGCTCAAATAAATCTTCAGGAACTTTTACGGATGTTAATTGCATTTTGGCCATAATATATATTTTGGATATAAATATATACACTAAACAGAAACCGCATTCTTATTACAAAGATCTGGTTTATCTACGTATGGGCACCATTTGCAACTGCTTTCTCCTATATTTTTAATATACGACTTTACTTTAGGTTTACCACTTTCATCAAAGCAGTCTTCTATAAATTTACTAAAATTATCTACGGCTTGTTTTCGTTTGGTTTTTCCACTAGCGGGCTTAAAGGATTGAACCCGGGGAATTGGGTATTCAGCTGTTTCATATATTTTCCGTTTGACAATAAAGTATTCAACTTCGATTCTATCAACGTCGAATCCAAATTGTCTTCCGAAGTATTCTTTGTAAAGGAGGATTTGAGCGAGTTTATTATCGTCCTTCTTTTCCCTTTCACCCCATCCACGCGTCGAGGTTTTGATGTCATAAATGTAAATTTTATCTAATTCAGTGTCGTATAATACAAAATCAATATACCCTTTTAAATAAATGTTTTTAGATAATCCTACTATTAATGGTAATTCTATACCTAATAATTTTACTTTACGAAGGGTAAATAGCTTATTTCGTCTTGATTTTATCCAACTTAATATAGCAATACCATCATCATAAAATTCTCTCATTTCGAGTGGATTGCTGAAATGAGTGTTAGTTCTATCGTATTCTGTCTTGTATATTTCCCTAAAACGATCTTGAAATATAGCTTCTAAATCTAGTTTATCAGCAGCTGCTCCACTTTCATTGTACATTACATCAATATATTGTTGTAGTGTCTCATGAAATGCTGTTCCAAATACAGTATGTATAGATGCTTGATAAGGTTGTTTTCCCTCAACATAAGTTAAATACCACTGATGGGGGCAAGTTGAGTAGGTTGAAAATTGAGAATAAGATACAGAACGTTGAAATGCGTAATTTATTTCAGGTGGAGTATGATTCTTAATTCTAAGTTCAATTTCAGTTAGTTTTTGTTTGGGCATAACGCTTTCTTATTTCTTCTCCTAATTCAGAATTATTAGGGAATTGATTAACTAGATCTTGAACTGTATTTAATGTTGTGATTTCCTTTTTGAGGTACTGAGCTAGGTCCAGAGCTTCTTCATATGCATGTTGAAGCATGTTTTGATGATTATTTTCACCTAATGTAGTGTTATATTTTTTATAACCACGTTCTGCTCTTGACTTTAGATCGTCCATTACAGATTGTGTTATTTGATCTTTAACCATATTAACCTTTTATTTGTTTTAAAATGTTATTAAGTTCATCTTTTGATAACATATCAATATATTCCTTAGCTTGTTTTTTAGATACTTCAAAATATTTTTGTACAGCCTCTATTTCATCCTCTTTATAGTCTTTCTTTTTAGATGCCTTAATATATTTAAGGTATTTGTATTGTTTAGGAATAAGATCTTTGTACAGATTATAAAGATACTCACCTTTCATTTGCCAAGTATTCTTTTGTACAGCATTAACTACTTCACAATATTCTTGATCCATACTTAGGTAACGATTTATCATCCAATTATTCCATCCTTCATCACCTAAGTATTCACCTTTAGTGGTAGTAATATTCTTAATATGGTCAAATATATTCATTAATAATTTCTGTCTTTATCTGAATATTTGGTTGCTGCCTGTCTTTGTAATTCTAGCATTTTTACTTGGCCATCCAAATGTCTTACACGATCAACAGCACTAATGAAATCATTTTTTAATGATTCATTTTCAGCTGTTAATTCATTGTTTACTTGTTTTAATTGTTTGTTTTCACTTCCTAATTTTTGTGCTACCGCTATAGCGTCAGCAAGTTGTTGCTCTAATTCTTGTTTAGTTGCCATTTTACTTATTTTTTGTTTTATTATCTGAAATGTTTTCCACATTATTCTTGGTTTCTAAGTTGCATTGGAAGAAATTCTTCATTTATATACCCACATTTATTACAAGCAAATACTGAGATAGGGATCATAGCATCTTGTGCTGTACCTGTAATAAAGCGAGATGCTTTGCGAAGTAATACTACTTCTTGAAATGCAGGATTTTTGCATTGATCACATAATACCCCAGTTGTTTTATCTAGGCTAATGTTCATTTGAATTTGTTCTTGGCTCATAATACTTGTTTTTTAGTTGTTTCTAATATTTTAGCGATACAAGCAGCAAAATTAATTTCTTTATCAGGCACTACACCTGCTCTCCAAATATGGTCATCTAATACTACTGATATTTCAGCGTCGTGTCCATAACTAAATTTATCCAGGTTATCAAACATATAGCGGTAAGCTATTTGAAAATCATCTACTTGAGCATCCGCTACAATTTGGCGAATAGTATACCATGCTTTCTTATCTCTAGAAGCTAATACTTCTACTACTTTAGATAACCAATCAGTACTAGTAACTGTATAATTATACTTACCATCTTTAACACCTGCTTGTAGATTTTTAATTACAGAACGAATATCAGGATAATGTTCTTTAATTAGTTGAGCTACGTTTTTAATATCATATTCTACACCTTCAACATCTAATATATTTGTGCAAATATGTCTTGCAACATCAGGCATCGATGGTGGTTTCAAGATATGAATTTCACAACGTGAAGTGATAGGCTCAATCAAACGTTCAATGTAATTACACGTTAAGATAAAGCGTGTATTAATAGAATATTCTTCAATAATGTTACGAAGGGCAGCTTGAGCAGGTTGGGTAAGGAAATCTGCTTCATCAAGTATTACTACTTTAATAGGATTAAATGTAGCTGATGATGCAAATCCCTTAACCTTTTCCCTGATCATATCAATACCATTTTCG